GTAAAACATAATTACTCCAATGCTTTGATTATGCCATTAAAGTTTGGCATTACTCCAGACGGCATCAGTTTTGAGCAGAGTTATAATGCCGTGAAAGCCAATGCTACATTTGTAATTATAGATGATGATTATATCGGTGCTAACACTTTAGGCACATATGATGGTTATCCAATCATAAATAAGAATTTCATGGTGCAGAGCATAAATGAACGCATATACCGCCAGTCAGAATACATTGACAACGGACAGGGCTTAATAGCGGTAGAGCCTAACAGAAGCATCATCGAGAAAACGAGCATACTTGGCAAGATAACGAATACCAAGACTGACTTGTGGAACTGGAGGAAATTCTTACACTATATGATGGGGCGTAAAGGTGTGTTTTTGCTTCCTACGTTTCAGAAAGATGTAACATTACTCGAAACACTTTATAGCGGAGCGACTTCTGCGAGGATAAAGGGCTTGGCACTTAGCAACTTCGGAGTATTCCCAATAAGAACACAGATACAGATGAAGAGTGGCACAATTTACTATCGTAAGATAACTTCAGTTTCTCCAATCCCAGACTCTAACGATGAGTCTGCTGTAATTGACTCCAGCTTCACATTCGATCTAAACCCAGAAGATATTGCACGTTGGAGTTTTATCGATCTTGTCAGGTTTGATGCTGACAGTATCACGATGGACTTTGAAGGTATGGTAATGAAATGTGCTATACCTGTAAAGGTGGTGAGTGCATGAGTTTTTTGAGTATAGAAACGAGCAGATCATCAGGGCAACCGTTTGAGCTTTACGAATTTACTTACGGCTCGTTCATCTATCGCTACAACACTACAGCAAGTGAGGTTGTGATAGGTGGTTTTACCTATGTTCCAATGCAATTATCGAGACAAAACATTACATTGACTAGCGATGTACGCAGATCACAATTGCAGATAAATGCACCAGCTGACTTTGAGGTGGCCAGCCTCTTCAGAGCAAGTATCCCTGCTACTCCAATATCAGTAACTATCAAGAAAAAACATCGTAATGACGCAGAAGTTATCACGGAGTGGATAGGCAGGATAATGACTGCTGAGTGGAAGCATAGCGGAGTTACGTTGATTTGTGAGTCATACTATACAGCAATACAGGGCAACGCAAACTTTCGATATTACAACTATTCATGCCCACACATGCTGTATGGGTCAAGGTGTAAAGTAAATAGGGTGAATTACAAAGTTGTTGCTATAGTTCAGACTATACAGGGTAATATCATTACATCATCAACTTTCGGTAGTTATGCCAGCAAATACTTTACAGGTGGGTATCTTATGTTTCGTGATCCTGCTACAGGCTTTATGCATACAAGACATATTGTTGCACACAGCGGAAACACAATCACTATGTCAGGGCAAATACCAGAGCTTGCTATCACAAAAGAGGTAGAGGTTTATCCTGGATGCGATCACACGTTAAACACATGTAAAAATAAATTTAGCAATCTATTAAATTTCGGTGGGTTTCCGTGGATACCTACTAAGAACCCGTTCACGGGTAGCGTAATATTCTGGTAAGGAGATGAGAGCATGAATATCTTTTTCGCATTAGCATTAGGGTTGTTACTAAGCTACTTAGCGTATTTGCTACGTCCTAAACCGCAACCGCCCGAGCCTGGGACGATAGAAGAATCGGACGTTCCTGTGGCCAATGCTGCTGATCCTATACCTAAAATCTATGGCACCGTTTGGGTTAAATCTCCGAACGTTGTATGGTATGGTGATTTACGTACTGTACCAATACGGAGAAAAGAGGGTGGCAAATGAAAATTTACATTAAAGATTTGGTTGAGTGTAATTATTGCATAAAGGGAATTAAAGAATTCTGTAAAAGACATAACCTCGACTTCAGAAAACTTGTGCGTGAAGGCATAAATGTTGAAGAGATAAAAGATATAAATGATGCTATGCTTTTTAACATAATAAATTATGTTAGTAAAAGTAGAGGAGGTGATAATTCTTGGGAAGAAGTAGAGGAAAAGGTAAAGTAGAAATAACTGTTGGATATAAATATTATGCAGGACTTCACATGGTCATATGTGAAACTGCTGATTCCTTGCTTGCCATTTCTGTTGGTGAAAAGACTGCGTGGTCAGGCAACGTAACTGGCAATACAACAATTTCAATCAATAACCCAAACTTGTTCGGTGGTGAGGAAAAAGAAGGTGGCGTTGTTGGAGATGTAGATGTTTTGTTCGGGGGTGATACACAAGGACAAAACTCATATCTAGTAAGTAAGTTAGGCTCAAACGTTCCAGCCTTTCGAGGTGTGCTTTCTCTTGTGGCCAAACAGATGTATCTTTCGGCCATGAACCCTTATATCAAGCCGTGGTGGGTCAAGGTAAGGCGCATACCTGCTAAAGGCTGGTATTCGAGCTATGCAAGTATAAACGGCAGAGCCAATCCTGTGCATATCATCTATGAGCTAATAACTGACCACGGTTTAGGTCAGATAGACAATACATCGTTTCAGAATGCTGCCTTAAAACTACATCAGGAAGGTTTTGGGCTTAATTTTACGTGGACTGGTGGCTCGTTAGAAGAGTTTATTCAGAATATTCTTGATCATATAGGTGGCTACCTATTTGTTAACCCTACCACTGGTTTGTTTCAGATAAGGCTTGTCAGGAATGATTACACAGTAAGCTCTCTGCCTGTTCTCGATGAAAGCAACATAAAGGAGATGGTGAGCTATCAGAGAATAGCTTTATCGGATACAGTCAATCAGCTTACGATTTATTACACAGATGAAAGCACAGGTGAGGAGCGCAGTGTAACTGTTCAGGACTTGGCAAACTTTGCTGCTCAGGGCAAGATTGTCTCCGACGTCCGTAAATATCATGGAATACCTACTCTTCAGCTTGCTACACAAGTCGCCATGCGAGATATGCAGATATCCGCTGCAATGTTAAGCAAGGTTACGCTGAAAGTGAACAGGAAAGCTTACAACTTTACTCCTGGTGGCCTGTTCGTGTTCAAATGGCCAAAACTCGGTATTGAACAGATGGTGTTCAGGATAGGCGAGATAGACTATGGTTTGTTGACCGACTCTACGATAACAATTGAAGCTATAGAAGATGTTTACTCCTTGCCCTCTACAACTTACGTGGAACCGCAAGACCCATACTGGCAAGACCCTGTTGGCCCTCCTGCTCCATGCCCACAGGAAAGAACAGTTGAAGTGCCCTACTGGGACATTGTCCGAAACCTATCACCAGCTGACTTTGACTATTTGCCCAAGAACGAAGGAGTTGGTTTTCTCGCTGTACTTGGCAGCAGACCAGCTGGTGTAGCATTCAATTATTCACTCTACACCTCGACAAGCCCTACTGGAACATATACCAAGGTTGACAAAGGTGATTTCTGTCCGATAGCTTTCCTATCTCAGGCAGTAGGCTATACTGATACTACTTTTCAGATAGAAAACGGTGTTGATTTGGACTTGGTCAAAACTGGTCAGTATTTTTATGCCATCATTGAAGATGAAATTGTAAGAGTGAATAGTATCACCACAAACAGCGTAAGCGTAGGCAGAGGGTGTCTTGATACAGTTCCAAAGCCTCATAATGCTGGTGTTCCAATCTTCTTTGCGAGTGGTTGGTATGGGCTGGACAGGACAGAGAGAACAGCTGGTCAAACCATGTATGCCAAATTATGTCCTGTTACAGGAAAGGGAGAATTGGCATTATCATCAGCCACGGCAAGGTCATTAAAGTTTAACAGCCGTTTTGACCGCCCGTATCCTCCTGCCTATCCGAAGATAAATGGAGTGGCATACCCAATTGATTTGCTTGTAGAAGGGTCAATAAACCTTTCGTGGTATCACAGAGACAGAACACAACAAACAGCTTATATAGTGGTTCACACAGAGAGCAATATAGGGCCAGAAACAGGCACGACATACACAGTTGAGGTTAGAAAAACATCTAATAGTAGTTTAATCGGAAGCAAGACTGGCATCACTACAAACACAACAACACTAACTGCAACTGAAGATACCCAAGCATACGTTGACTTGTGGTCGGTTAGAGATGGTTATGCATCATGGCAAAAGCA